ACAAGTGCTGATTGAATCAATGATTTCATCAATCAGTTCAAGAAGTTCAGGGTCTTTGTATTTCCGTCTGTACTTCTGTTTTAGAATCTCATGGTCAATAGATGGATAGAACTTTTTACAGTCTATCTTCAAGCAGTAGGTCATTTCATCCGGGTGTTCATCCACTGCTTTCCTTAGTTTGTTGAAAGCTGCATGAATGCCCTTGTTTGGTATGGCTGAATAAGTATCATCAGTGAAGAATGCCAACAGTTGCGGTTCAATTACCTGTAAAATCGCCCACTGACAAATTCTGTCAGGATAGAAAGGCAACTTGTAGATTTCCCTTTCCTTCTTTCCGTCCTTCTTTATGAATGTTTCATAGTCAGATGTTTGGTATTTATGGTTTTGCAGCATCCATTGCAGACCCGCCAAATAGTAGTAAGGTCTTTTTGCAATCTGCTGAACCTCTCTGTACCACCCTTTTCCTTTCTTTGCGTGATTGTACGCAAGTTCAAGATTTTCCATTGAACAGATTTTTTCAAATAAATTCCCATATCGTTTCACGCAAGTTGACCTCTGTTCTTTGATTTTTTGTATGCACAAGACCGAACTTTCAACCCGCACTGCTGCGGTCTACTAATACAGTCTATTTTTGATTAAATGTTTTACCAAGTGGTAGGGTAATCAGTTTTCAGTACATTGATTTATAAGAACACCCCCGCCATTTCTGACGGGGTGATTCAAGTGATATTTGTGCATTTACTAACTGACTGCTGATATTCCGATTACGATTAGAAGAAGCATTATTCAGATTCCAATAGAAAGCACTGGTATTCAAGCCATTATTCCAATTAGCACCTAATTTAGTGACTTAGGTTTGTAACCTTTGGTTTATGCTTTTATGGTTGAATCGTCATCTTGCATCCTGATTACCTGTAAAAATTTAGTGCTGATTATGCAGCTTTTCTCTTTGCACCGTTCTTGTGTAACACCAACCGACCGCCGATAGTCCGATACCGATAAGAAGAAGCATTACGCAGATTCCAACAGAAAGCACCGGCATACAAGCCATAATCCCAACGAGCACCCAATACAGCGACCGTCCAAACATTTCCCTGATAGTTGTAGAAATAATCACCAACAGGAAGTGCAGTGTTTCCACTTGTTTCCCCGGCAATGAATAACCAGTCATATTCTTCTGAATAGCAGAATGCAGAAACATAACCTTCTTTTGCACTTGCAATGATTCCGGCATCTTCATATACACCTGTGTCAGTGTCATCAACAAAGGAATGGTCAGCAATATAAACAAGGTTTTCACCGTTCACAATGTGTCTGTTCAGACCGTCAACCCATTCCCAAATGTTACCCCAAGGGTTTTCTTCACCACGGTATGAAACAATCTGAACACCGTTGTCATTTGTGACAGCACCTGATGCATTGCCAAGAGAAACTGTTGCACCTGTGTTTTCAGTCATGGAAGTTTTACCGTCATCAGTCTTACTTACCGCACCGTTTCCAATGGCTGACTGCATATTGAAAGATGCATACTCAATCAGCATTAGAATTTCAGAAGCAGTTGCAGCCTGAACAGTAAGCTGTTCCCAACCTGAACCACGCTTTTCTGCAAGTTTTCTGACATTGGCACGTGTTGCATTCTGTGTCAGACCTGAAAGCGGTTTTGCATTGGCAATACTTGAAAGCATATCAGCAGCAAAGTCAGCAACCTGTGCATCATCAAGAATGTATGCACTTGCAGATGCATCATACAGTGAACCTTCAAATGCAGAATGATAAGAATAATCAAATTCTTCACCATTCACCATAAAATCAGGATGCAGCTTGAAACCCGCTTTTGGTGTATCTGATACATAGTATCTGACCTTTCTTGTGATACCGCCTTTTCTTCTCTTTTCGATTTTCAGCGGAACAACCTTGTAATAGAACTTTGGCTGTTCAACCATAGTCTGAACAATAGTACCCGCTGCAAACTGTAATGATGCATCAGGTTTTTCAGTTCCTACTTGGTTCAGGTCAACCGCCTGTGTCAACTTGCCAGTGGTTGTGAATGCAGCATCACCATAAAAGGCAACCACATCACCCGCATTTGTAACATTGCAGCGTTTTCTTCCACCAAATGCCTTGATGTCATCAAAGCCCGCACCCGGTGTGCGGTTTGCTGCACCCGCTAAACGTGTGAACTTTTTATTTTCAAAGTCAACTTCTATACCATAGATGTCATCATCCGTGAAACCAACAAAGGCTTTCAGGTCTGCAATTTCTGCTTCAAGTTCCTGAATGTCACCAATGGTTGCATATGCACCGGGGTTGACGTTCAGTGAAACACTGTCAGCATTGCCAACTGTCTGATACATCTGAATGTATGCACCTGTTACCGTTACACCGTTATATGGTGGGATGTAGCAGTTATTTGATGTTTCAATACATACTGCATACAAGATTTCCCCAACATTAGGGTCAACCGCATACAGTCCAAGGGTACGCATATAATACCCGGTATTCAGTTCAGCATTGGAAAATGCTGTTTCAATTTTAATTGCAACATCATTTGTGCGGGTTACCTTGGAAACAAGGCTTGTCTGCTTGACGTTGCTAAGTGAAGTCAGACCTTCAAGCTGTGCAAGCGTGTACTGTGTACTGGAAGCACTCACTTTTGTGAACTCCACGCTGCCAGTTCCGGCAATCATCTTTGCCTGTAATGCCTGACCTAATTTTGTAATGACTAATTTTGAATATTCTGCCATTATTTTTCCTACCTTTCTATGAATTGGTTTTTATCTCAATGAAGTCCACCTGAACTGTTCCTGATGCAACATTTGCTTCACCAGTTGTCTGAATGGTTTCATTAAAATCTTGTGTTGCTTGTAGCATTGCGGTTTGTACCACACCGCCACCAAAAACAGGTGTACCGCTGACTTTGTACGTTTCCTTGAAAGCATCCGTTGCCTGAACTGTGTCAGTCTGAACAATACCACCACCAAAGACTGCTGCACTGTTCACTGCATAGGTTTCCTTGAAATCATTGGTCAAGTTGAACATATTGCTGAAGCAGATGCCACCACCAAAAAGAACAGCACCCTTTACATTGCAAGGGATGCTGTTCTTTGAAACAACCACGATATTTTCAGGAATCATTGTATTGATGATATATTCCAGTTCTTCCACCTGACCAAACAGTTCAAGGTCAGTGACCAATGAAAGGGTGTACCCTTCCTTGAAATTATTGGTTAGGGTAAAATCTGTATTACCACACAACACGGTCAGTTTCTGCAACAGCACCTTTATTGTGTACGGTACTGTATTGAACCATTTGCTTTGTACCCTTGACCTTCTACTTTCAAGGGTATCTTCACTTGATGGATAGATACCAAGCATTTTTTCAAACCTTGAAATACCATATTCATCAGCGGTTGAAATGAAATGATTGTACAGGATGCGGTCAACCGCCTTCCACACAATCTGAAATTCAGGTTCTTCCGCTTTCATTGCTGCAACAGGTTCTTTGTACTTCTGCATAAAAGGCGGTAAGTAGTAATCAACAAAATCAACATCCCTTATCATGCAGAAACACCCCCTAATGTTGGAACTTCATATTTTCCAAGGGTCAGGTTGCTTGCAACACCGTTGATTTTGGTGTTGGTTACATCCACAATACCCTGAACACCCAAGATGCGGGTTTCAATCTGTGATATTCTCACAATGGTCTGTGTGCTGTTCGCCCATACCTGTCTAAGTTCCAACAGGTAAGCACTGACTGCTTCTGCAATGGCTGCCTGTCTGTTTGACCAGTTGTAACCTTCTGCAAAGGTCACTGTGCTTTTAATGTAGCAGCTAACCGTCAAGGCACTTTGTACATTGACTACATGACCGATTGGGGCAAGTCCATAACCTTCCCCGGCATTTGTTACCGGGTCAATAATGTTCTGAACAGACTGAACCAAAGTTTTACTTGCACCACCATAATCATCTGAATCAACGATTGTCACAAGAACTGTACCGCCAACTGTCAGTTTCTTTGCAAGTGCTGCCATATAAACAGCGGAAAGCCACGTTGCAACCTCTGAACTGACTGAACCAATCACTGAATTGTACCAAGCAGTGACAGCATCTGTTGGTATCATTTCAGATGGTTTCAGGTCACTGTTCCAAACCCTTGTGATTTTAGCATCACCGACACCATCAATACCCCTTACCTTTGAAAGATAATCTGCCCGGTTACCGCCAAAGGTCTGTTCTTTGAAGCTGTCAAAATACCGCTGCCTAAAAACTTCCGTATCTTCTTCATCTTCACCCGGAATCAACACTTCTGTCAGGGTTGCAGTTTCAAGACCGTCAATGTATTCAATGGGAATCATCTGACCAAGGTACTGATTGCCAATAACCCCGGCTGTTTCACATCTCACTTCATACTGTCCCGGCATTTCTTCCTTGGTGACAACATAGTTGATTTCACCAATATTGAACCTTTGCCCGGTCACATCAATGGTTGCCGGGGTGAACTTACCCCTAAGAACTGCGTGCTTTGCAGAATCAGGTGAAAGCCCCCTGTCCTTTGCAAGTAAAATTAAAAATTCCCTTGCAGCAGTATCACCGTATGAATTAGTTATCAGGGTTTCAAGTTCAATGTATAAAATTTGAAGTTCAATGGATGTTGCACTGATAGGGTCATAAACAGGTGAACTTGGTCTTTTGTCAAGTTCATCAGATACCCTTGCAAGCATCCTTTCAAGCAAGACATCCTGTGTCACATTCTCATACACTTATATATTCACCTCTCTTTCTGCTTTCAGATTTCCGTATACTGTACTGACTGTGAAAGTGGTGTGAATCACACCTTTCACACTGGTATCATGTTCAAAATTAGATACCTCTGTAATTCTTGAATCAATCAGAAGTGCTTCTGTGATTCTTCTTTCCAGTTCGGGACATACCCAAGTGACAGGTTCACCATATAGGTCTATGGTTTCAATCCCATACCACCAAGGATAAATAATAAAAGCATAGCGTTCAGTGCTTAATATCCTGAACACTGCCTGTTTCATTGCTTCCAAGCCATCTACAAAGCCCCGGATAGAATCACCATTCAAGTCCATGCAGTAAACCTTGGTAGGCTGTTCTTCAATTTCAAAATCTTGTTCTAAAAACCCACTTGTTGAAGGTATCACTTACATCACCCCTATTCTATCCAAGACTATGAATTTCTGACCTTTTTGCTGTCTTAGCAAAATAACCTGTTCACCCTTTTCTAAGGCATTGTGAACTGTTATCTGCTTTGTCCCTTCAATGTCATGTATATGTGCAAGATTCTTTGACCCTGTATTTCCACTGACTGAATGACTGTGTGAAGGGTCACCACCGTCATCTGATGTCAGGCTTACACTGTGGCTATGGGCTGAAAGTGCTGATTCAGTCTGCCACTGAACAGTGACCATTGTTGTGAACTGTGTCACATTCCTTGTCAGAATCAATTGGTTTTCACCCAAGGTCATTCTTTGTTCAACATCTATTTGCAGCGGTTTTGCACTGATGACTGTACCAAAGCACACATTCACTGGTTTGGTTGATTCCATAGCATCAAGTGCTGCCTTTTTCAGTGCTTTTACCAGTTCAACCGCATTTGCGTTTTCATTAGGCAACGAACTCACCACCTCTCAATGTCAAGTCCATCCAATGCTCACTTTCCTTGTAGGTGTGTTTGCACTTCTCCACAAGCATGAAGTTTTTCAGGTGCATATCACCAAGGTCAAGGTTCACAACAACCATGGAACCCGCCCTGACACGGTTATCACCGATTGCTTTGGTGATTTTCAGGCTGCGGGTTTTCTTGTTGTACAGTGAAAGAAGGGCATCAGCTTTTGCCTGACCGTTTTCACCTTTTGACAGGGTATCAAAGTATTGCAGAATACCCCACTGGTTAATATTTGAACCGTCCTGTGCAATGTAGACTTCACGTTTTCCTGTATCTTCATTGTCATAGGTATTGTCATCAATGGATGAAGAATAATCAAAGTTCTGACCTGTTTCTTCATCAATCATCAAATACCCTGAACTACTGTCACCCACATACATATCACCAAGGAATTTCAACGTCAGCTTGCCAAAGTCATCATATAAGATGTACATATTTCCCAAGTTAGTCAGTTCCAAGTCAAGGGCATTTTCAATCATTTCAAACAGGGAAGTGTTTTCTTCCACCCTTGAAGCAATGGGGTAATTGGTCTTTGCCAATGTTCCAACATTCAGTGAATAATCTGTTGCAAGGCTTGTGACAATTCCTGATGCAGTGGTGTTTTCAAAAATCTTTGTATCTTTGTTCTGTAAATACCGCAACTGGTCATAGGCGGTGACGGTGATAACCTCTTTGTTGCGGGTTCGTGCCTGTTTGAACACGAACCCCAAAAAAACCTTGTCACCGTCAACCTTTAACCTGACCGGACTGCCTTCTGAAAAATCAAGAATATCATCCTTCATAACCTTGAAGGTCAGTTTTCCGGGGGTGCTTCTGCGTTCTGTTGACCATTCAATTCCTTCCTGAACAGCGGGCATATATACCTTTGTTCCGGCTGTATTTCCAATCAGCAGTTCAATATTCATAATCACACCCCTTTCTATGCTGCCGGGATAGTCAAAACCTGTCCCGGATAAATCAAGTTAGGGTTGCCACCAATGACACCCTTGTTTGCGTTGTAAATCGTTGTATACTTTGAACCGTTGCCATAGAATTTCTTGGCAATGTTCCATAAGCAGTCACCCCTTACCACCGTATAGGTTTGTGCTACGGGCGGTGTAGGTGCTGCGAGTGAAGGTTGTCTGACTGGTTCAGGTGCAGCTTTTGGTTTGGATGCGGTGATATTGACCTTGACGGTCTTTGTACCGTAATCTTTCCATTGTTTCAGCTTAACCTTGACCTTCAAATCAAAGCCTTCTTCTGCATCCTCGGTGATTTTGTAATCTTCCAAAGCCACCTTGATGTTTGTGTTAAAAAATGCCCTTCCATTAGGTGCTTGTCTGCACACAATAAACTGGAAAGGCTGTTGACTGGTTTTCAGTTTTTCAAAGTAGTCCAAGAAATAGGTTGCTGCTCTGAACCCTGATGAATTGGTGTACTTTGCATAAGGCTGTTTGACCTGTGGTATTTCACATTCAAATTCAACATCTGTCAGTTCTGCCTTTTTCAGAATGTTGATTTCACCTTCATTTATCAGTTTCACCGTATCATTTCCATTGTTCACCTTGATGGTGAGTTTGGAAGGGGTAACAGGCAGTAAACATCTGTCAAGAAAAAAATCATATCCGGCTTTTGTCATTAGTCATGCACTCCTTCCGTAATAATATCAACCGCTTCATTCACTGCATCTGTCAGACCACTGACAACACCATCCAAGTCCATACCACCTGAAACATTGTTATTGTTGGTCTGTTCAATCGTGATTTCTGCTGTTGTAAATCTGTTCACTGCTTCCTGTTCTGCAATATCACGCAAATACTTCAAATCTTCTTCTGTTATATCCATGCTGTCCTTGATTGCACTGGTATCACCCGCAATGTCACTGACACCGCTACCAAGACCGCTTGTGTCTATGGCATTGGAAAAACCTGATGTGTAATCACTGACGTTTGGTATATTAGTACCGCCAAGTGCATCTGTAAGGCTGAAATTGCTTACTGCATCAGCCACACCATCACCCCAAGCAGCACCTGAATTGAATGCATCAGAATCCCAACCATCTTGAAATGTATCAAAGGTTGACATTCCTTCACTGAACGCATCACTGATTGACTGGTATTCTTCCTTGTTCGCTGCTGCTTCCGCTGACTTTGCAGCATAGTCATCTGCTGCACTGGTAATACCTGAATAGTCAAATTCTACGAATGGCAGCTTGTTCAGGGCTGCACATATTCCTTCAATGACTGACAGACCAGTTGAAAGCAAATCATAAAACCAAGACTGAATACTGCAAATTGCATTGTGAAATGCAGTCATCATATTTGAGCCAAGGGCTGCAATAGCGTTACCAATTCCAAGGGCAATGTTTGCCACGGTAAGACCCAAGTTCTTAAAGAACTGAATCACCACATTCACACCGCCTGTGATAACACCAAAGCCTGAATTGGCAATACCTGTCATTTTTGCAATTGCTGAACATACCGCAAAGATAATTGCTATCAGGGCAATAATCAGCATGATAATCCAAACGATAGGACACGCATACAATGCACCGTTATAGCCCATCTGTGCAGCGGTTGCTGCCATTGTTGAACCTGTAAGTGCTGCGGTTATGCCAATCTTTGCTGACATAGCCAATGTGTGAATCATGGATGCTGCTGCACTTGCTATTTCAATAGCTTTTACAATTCCAAGATACGCTGCATAAACCGCTAACGCACCAATGACCCCATAAATAATAGGGCTGATGACTGACCAGTTTTCAGCAATAAAACCCCCAACTGTGCCAATCAGGTCAAAGATATTCAGCACAATACCCGCAAGGGTTGCCATTGCTTCAATCGCACCATTCACAAAGGACTGGAATGCTTCACTGTTTGCTATTTCATTCAACCTTTGAAGTACAGGCTGAAATGCCATAACAGCGGTATTCTGCATTGACTGCCAAATTTGTCCCCAAGTCATAGGCATCTGTGAAAAGTTCGCATTGATTTCATCAGTGGCAGAAAAGATTGCAGCCTTCACAATGTCGGCTGTCAATTCACCTTCACTTGCCATTTCTCTGATTTCACCAATAGGAACTTGCAGATAATCAGCAATATTCTGAATCAGGTTAGGGGCTTGTTCAAAAATACTGTTCAGTTCGTCACCACGTAACACCCCTGAACCAAGACCCTGTGACAACTGCAACATTGCATTGGATGCTTCCTGTGTGGATGCTCCGGCAATCGTCATCTGTTTTTGTACCAAATCAGCAAACGCAACAACTTCTGCTGAACTGCTGAACGCATCTTTTGCATTGTTTCCAAACCGGGCAACCACACTTGCCATGTCACTGAATGAACCACGTGCATCCTGTGCTGCTGCATATACCATATTGGTCAATTCCTCTGTGGATTGCAGACCGTCATTCATCATATTCAGGCGGGAAGTGGTCTGAACAAGTTCATCTGATATGTTCAACGCTTTGCCAACGCTTTGAATGCTTACATAAGCAGCAACTGCACCTTTGATTGTGTTCATCAGACTGTCAGCCTGACCAACACCGTCCTGAATCTCCTGATTGAATCTTCCCTGTTCATCAGTGTTATCCCTGATATATCTTTCTGTGTTGCTGATATTTTGGGAAAGGTTCAGGTAAGCAGTATTGATGTCTGAAACATCAGCACGTTCCATTGCTGCATTCAGTTCATTCTGCTGACCAATTAAGGACTGCAACTGACCCCTTAACTGTTCCAGTTCCGCATTTGCTGTGTCACTGTTCATGTTGACAGGGTTGTTTTCAATCTGCTGCATCCGCTGCTGTACCATCTGCAACCGCTGACCAAGACTGTTGATGTCCTGAATGGCTGCATCCGGTAAAATATCAAGACCGCTTGCGGTCTGTTCTATGCTTGCCTGTGTTTGGTTCAAAGTGTTCAACATACCATTGGCACTCTGAACTTCTTGTTGAAATCTTTCATACCCGGTTGTATTAAATACTTCCAACCCATCAGATTCCCACTGTACCGGGACTGTGACAGGTTCAGGCGGTGCGTTTGGCTGCACCTCTAAGGGTACGGTTTCCGGGTTCTCAACAAGCGGGTCAGGCAAGATAGGGTTCACATCCATATTGATGACCTGTCCTGATGTGTCACCAACCGTTGCCGGGGCAATATCAGGTGCGGTCTGACGTTCCATTGCTGCATTCAGTTCATCAAGGGCAATAGTTGCCTGATTCAGTTCGTTTCGCATTCCTTCAATGCCTGATGTATCAATATCAGCATTCATTGCTGACTGCATATCATCCATTGTGGAAACTGCCATATTTGCAGCATTGATGATTCCATACAGGACACTTGTGAAATTATCCTGTAATTCAATACCTGTCTGAATGGATGCCACCGCTATCACCTACCTTTCTTTTTTGCTTTGCTTTCCGCTTTCTTCTTTTCCTTCTTGTCATTTTCTGCCTTGATTTTAATGGCAGCAATCACAAAGGCTTTTTCCTGTTCATCCATATTCAGAAATACAGATGGTAAAATGTGAAGTTTATGAAGGGCATAGTAAGCATAGTTTGCTTCCGCATCCCCTTCTTCAATTAGTTTTTTGCTTCATCCACCTTTTCATCAAAAGTCTTTGTGAAACCCTGAAACTTCTGCATCCAAACTGAAAAGTCCTGATACTCACCCGCATTGTCAACCATTGCATAAAGCAAATCTTCCGGGGTCATAACACCATAGGAATCCTGTAATTCCTTGTCATACAGGTCAGGTGTGACAGTAGATGCAACAATCATCTTTGCAATGTACTGTGAAGTGTTCAATTTAGGTCTGTATAGGTTAGGCTTGCCAGTGATAGGAACATCAATGGTGCAGCTTTCACGCAATGCTTCATTTTCCTTGGATGTCAGTGGTTTGAACTCCCAGTCAAGCGGGTTACCATTTTCATCCATCAGGGTATCAGTAGGTGCATGAAATTCATTCTTTCTTTCAACCTTATTGGCTTTCATAAATCTGCTAAATTTTGACATTTTTGTTTTCTCCCTTTCTGTTATTCAATCAATATAAAAAACCCCTTATATGACTTTATATAAAAGCCACACAAGGGGGGGGTTCTGTTCAGTTGTTAGTTGGTCAAGAAGCCTGTGAGATTGGCAAATGCTTCCGGCATTGAGAAATCTTCAAAAGTTCCTTCAATTTCTTCATCCAAGTATTCACCATCTGCATCAAACTTTGCAAGGACACCACCATCGGTGTTGCAGTCATAGAAAATCATGGTCTGTCTGCCCGCTGCACTGGTAGGGTCATCATTAGTAATCTGCATTTCAAAATACACATCTTCACCAGTGTTCTTATACTCAATAAGTGCCTGACGCATAATAGACTGGTTATAGTGTGCAGTACCTGAAAAAGTACCTTCCATACCAACTGACTTATTGCCCGCCATGATTGCACCAAGGCGGGGAACTTTGACCTTGTTCTTGTCAACTTTCACTTCCATATCAATCATCTGCATGAAGTTGTATCTGCGTGTTCCAATGGTGATGAAACATTCAGCCAACTTTGCAGCAATCGTATCACGTGCTTTCATTGTAACATTCTGCATTCTTTTTCACCCCTTCCTTACGCAACCGTAACTGTCATATAAAGTTTATCCATAGCATTCACAACCGTGATTGCATTGGTCACAACAACTGATTTCTTGGTGTCACCCTGTGCAATGGAAACATCAGAATCAGCAAAATCTTCAATAGCACCAAGTTCCTGTAACTGCTGACGTAACTTCACAAGGTCAGACCAAAGTGAAGTTCTGCCCGCTGCATTGTTAGGTACAACACCAAGGTACTTAGTATTGAAAAGGACTGCATCATCATTTGCCAACTGGTCAATGACCCTGATGGTCTGATTGTCCTTGAAGATGTCACCTTCCGTGTCAGTAGTGGTCACCATAGTGTTGATGTCCTCTAACACTCTGATGTCACCATTGACCTTGTGAAGTGTAAATTCACCCGCCTTGATAGCAGCTTCAAGCTGTGACTGTGTGAAGTCTGCTTCAACTGTGAATGAACCATCATATTTCTTGTTCTGACAGGACTTGTTGACCTCACAACCACATTCTGCACCGGTTACCCAGTACACAAGTGCTGCTTCACTCCATCCTTCATCAGTAACATTATTCTTCACACCGATAACACCCATATAGTCAGCAGCCATATTGTGAACTACCAACTGGAACTTGATACCCATATCATCACGCAAACGCTTGTTGAATGCTGCATACAACTTCTTTGTGGTGTCATCTGTGACAACAACACCCATTGCATTGTAAGTGTAGGATTCAATCAAGTTCAGATATGCGGAATGTGCTGAACCGTCAACAGTTCCATTTGTACCACCTGACAGCGGTGTTCCGGCTGTTTCTGCAAGGACTGCATCAGTCTTGAATGTTACATAGTCATTTGCAACAAGGTCTGCTGCCTTTGCAACAGTCTGTGCATCCACCTTGACAGTTCCAAGATAGGTTGTAACATCAAATTTCTTTGCATCATCCACATTTGCCTGAATGACAATCTTAATGTCATTACCACGTACACCACCATACAGTGCAGTTGCAAAGGTGTTTGCTGCTTTTGTGCCACCACCATTCAGGCGGTATGCATACAGGGTCTTTGCACCCATAAATAAATCAACAAGACCACGCATTTTTTCATGGTCAAAGGAATAACCAAAAATCTTCTGACTGTTCTTTTGAAAGTCAGCATTGGTCACTTCAAAAATTTCCCCTTCTTTGCCCCAGTCAAGTTCAAGGGGCATGGTGCAGATACCTCTATCAGACAGTGCAGCGGATGCATTTGCAGCCGATACAAAGTTGATGTATGCACCGGGAAGAACTTTGTTCTGTGTGGTAAAACCACCGCCACCTAAAGCCATTTATTTCACCATTCCTTTCTTATAATCTTCAATCATTTTGTCAACTTGTTCCAAGGTGTACTTTTCACCGTCATCCAGTAGGGCATCCACCAAGTCCCTGTTTTCACGGTACTTTGCAGCAGCAAGCACCTGTTCTTTGCTAAACTTTGGTTCAGTCTGTTCAACTGCCTGTTCAGCTTTGGTTGTGGCTGTTTTTCTAACTGCCATATTCATCACCTTCCTTTGTTTGTGTGCTGATTGTCATTTCTTCCATTGGTGTGTTATCTTCTACCCGGTAAACAAAGCAGTCATAATTCACAAAGAAATTCAGCACACCATCAACCACCTTGCTTTTCATCTTTGTCCCCCGGTACTTGTCACCGTTCACGGTGATGTATTCCAAGCACCAAGTCAGCCTTTCAGCAACCGCATTGCATTCTGATTGCTTGTCATCTGATTCAGGAAAATACTGAATACAGAACTGATTTTGTCTGAAATACTTCTTTCCAAGGAACAGTTCAGTGGTTGGGTTCAGGCATTGCACAAAAAAACAGGGTTCTTCTAAACCCTGTTTTATTTCTTCCATATGCGTTTCATAAACCTTGCCACCTTCAACATTAAATTCAGCATCAAGGGTGATGCTGATACCTTGAATTATTGAATTTATCAATGCATAACACCCCCAAGATACTTCCTGATTTTTGCTTCTAAAACTTTTGGTGCAATACGTTCAAGTTCCTGTTCTGATATTGTCATCATAAACTGTCCCTTGACCCATCCTTTGTGATTGGCGGTTCTATGACCGTATTCAACATAAGATGCGTATTCAACCGGGTTCACAATTTCCACAACATAGGTATCACCAAAGTGATTCACTGTCATATCTTCTGCATAACCCTTTGCGGATGCCTGACCTTTGCTTCCAGTCCATCCCCTTCTTAACGTACCGCCTTTTTTACCGGTGCTTTTGGGGTATTCACCCACCGGTGTTCTTTTGATGACCATTCTTAACAATCTTGCAGCCAATTCCTTGATGCATGATTCCACAAAAATATCAGGGTCTGCTAATTTGTTCAATTCATCAGTGAACTTTTTGAACTCACGTGAATTGAAACCGCCCATTCTTGCCATCAAGCCCAATCCTCAAATAAATCAAGAATAATTTCCTGATGTGTTGGGTAAGTTGCCGGTATACCACTGCAAGTGTAATCAGTGGTTACACCATCCTGTGCAACTGTCAGCTTTGACCCCGCTTTAATTCTGACATCAGGTGATACAAACAGTTTTGTGGTCTGTGCAACCGTTGCTGCTGATTCTGACTGAATTGCAGTTTTCAAACTCTCAAAGGACAACTTGCAAGGCTGACCGTCAATAACAATCACATCCTTGTAGCCTGTCAGCTTTGTCACTTCATCTTTTACCTTCTGATGCTCTGTGACGGTCAGCACCCCAAAATAGGTTGCTTCAATGGCTTTTCTTGCAGCCTGTTGTGCTGCCTGAATCTGCTTTACCATCTTAACCGCCTGTATGCTGAAAATTCAGCCTTTCCATAACTCAAAAGGTAATTGATGAACGTGTTCAGCCTTTGTTCAGGTGTCAAGTTCGCATCACCCACCGCAAACACGGTGTTGGTGTCCCCTGTCTGAATCTGCTTCACCGCATAATTCAAATCAAAATTTGTAAGGTCATCAGGTGCAAAGGTTTTCTTGGAAAGAAGGAACTCACCCACCGCCATATCAACAGCAATGCTTTCAAGTCCTTCCGGCACATCCGGCTGATTGGTGTCATTCTTGATTGTTTTGCGTACTTTCTCAACGCAAAAGGTCAAGGCAAATTCTTCATCTGCCTTGACCTCATAACCAAAAGACTTCAACCGTTCTTTTACTGTATCAACATCAAACATGGGCTATCACCTGACCTTCCCGGCTTAACCCCTTGAAATGATTCTTGCAATAGGTACTGCCTTGTGTTCAATGGTGTTAGTACCATCATCTACCAGTGACCAGTTCTTACCAGTGGCAAGTTCTGCATCAGTAGGGGAATTAGTTGCCTGTGATGCCTTGGTATAGGAAATACCGGCAACAGATACTGCATGACGTTTTCTTGAAATCAGGGTATCTTCACCACCGTGAAGTTTTGCATCACGTACCATTTCATAAGGCACTTTTGCACCGACATCCTCAAAACCAATAGCACCTTCACCAAGGATGTATGTGGTGTATTCAGTGTAGGAATCACCTTCTGCTACTGTCTTAACCTCTGTTGGCATAGAATCATCAATGATGACCAGTCTGCCGTTCCAAGTACCCATTTCAAGGTCACGCTCAATACCCTGTGCATCTGTATACTTTAAGTATGCAAGCAGTTTCAGGTTTTCAAGGTTAGTAGCAACCGCACTGTGACAGTAAACTAACTTGAACTTCTGCTTGTTGTCACCGCAAGCCTTCTGAATTGCAGTGTTCAGGGTTGTTGCATCCATCTTCATTGCATCAGTGGTTGCCTTTGCAGTTGCATCAGAAATATCATAGGTGTGTGCTTCAACAAAGGCTGCATTGGCAGTCTTGATTGCACCTGTACCAGTTGAACCCATCAGGAAGATACCTTTCAGGATTGCAAGAATAACATCTTGGTCAACACCGTTCCAGTAAGTGTTAATCTGATTTCTGACATTTGCCATGAAATCAACACCACCTGTCACATCATAGGAAAAATCTGCTTCCGTCCAACCGTTCATACGTCCATAAGTGAATACACCCTGTTCAAATGTGGTTGGCTTGCCCGGTGTAATGTTAGAAACACCATCATAGTTCTGTGCAGTACCGCCAAGCAGTCCAAAGTAAGGAAGGACTGCATAAACAGTACCAGTCTGTGAATTGTTCACAAAGGTGTCACGTAATCTTGCATCACCAACGATTGCACGTGATTCACGTAACTTGTTCAGTTTCACGTTGGGAACAGCAGACATATACTTTCCAAACGCTTTTTCGTTGAAACTCTTAGCATTAAATTTTGCCATTTTCGTTTTACCTCTCTTTCATCAATTAAATTTGTGCATCTGGGTTTGCTTCCATATATGCAGCCAACTGTTCATAGGTCATCTTGGAAGGGTCAACTTCCGCACCCGGTTTGACTTCACCTGATGCACCCGGCTGAAAGCCTTTGAAGGTGTTCTGATTCTGCTGCTGAACCTCATTGAACAGGAACTTGGTGTCATCCCCGCTTGTCAGCTTCTCAATCTGTTCAGCCAATCCCTTGACATTTCCTTCCTTGTCAAACTTGGCATCTTCCAGTTCAAGCAATGCTCTGACTGCTTTCAGATTCTTTGCACCCGCACTTTTCAGTGCCTTTTCAACTGCAAAATCAATCTTCAACTTGTTCATTTCAGATTCATGGGCTGCTGCTGCATCCGTATTTGCTTTCTGCAAATCTGCAATCTGCTTTGTAAGGGCTTCATTGTCACCCGTTGATGCTTTCAGTGTTTCAAGCTGCTTGTCACGGTCTTTGACCTGACCTTTCAAATCATCAACCTCTGTCTGCATATTTTTAAGTTCAGCAGATGAAACGCTTTTCGCATTTTCAATGTCATCACCGTTGATTTTGATGATTGCATCTGCCTGTTCCTTACTCAACCCTAAATCTTCTAACTGCTTTCTTGTCATAATTCTGACCATCCTTTCAATTACGTTTTTCTACGTGTTCACTCACACATGATTGTTTGGTTTGTTCGGTTATACGCTTGACAACCCGCAAAGAAAAAGCACCCTTGCGGATGCTCTACACTGCCACACTGACCCAGTGACCGGGAGATAAAAAAAGACCACCGCCTTTCTACTGAATCACTTGCCAATCTTCTGCAAGGATGTCATTAATACTTGGAACCCACATTGAATGACTACCATCTGCACATTTAATCTGCAAGTATGGGTTACACTTGAACAAATCACCTTCATTCATTCCCCATGCTTTGGCGGTCTGTAAGTTGCAAGGAATACCATTAGGGTAGCCCTTCTGATAAACTACAAACATACCTTTACCATTCCAACCAAGTCTGAAAATCTTCTTTCCTGATTTTACTGCTTCCAGTGCTTCACCAAATTTCATCACTTACACCCCCTTTCTGACCTCATATAATCGTCATATAACAATGAAAATCAATTCATTGATAACTTGTTAGGGTACTAAAAAAGCACTGTCAAATGACAGTGCTTTCAAGTAATCATGTTATTTAATTTTGATCATATATTTCATCATACACTTTTTGAAGTTTTATCCCTTCTTCATCAGGTTCATCATCATTACCAAGAATATTATCAACTATTACATCATCAATAGCATCTAAGATTTCCTGAACTGAACCACCTTGAACAAGTTTATCAATATTTTCAATATAAGGTTTCAAAATTTCAATCTGTTCATCCTTGATAATCATGCTTTCACCTTCTTTCTATCGTGTGTAGGATTGACTTGAATAACATTTCCTGTATCAGGGTTAATGCTAACCTCAACCTTTTGATTTTTAAATTTCTGACTTTTACCATTTTTTAATTCTTTCACTGGTAATATTTCAGCATCTTTATTGGTAAGTGCATCTAATACATCATCAGCAGAAACACCACTTCTTCTTTGTTCTACTGAACCAATAACCCTTGCAATGGAATGATTTGATTTTCCTGTTATTGTTATACCATTACTTGTGACAATACCAACAAGTTTTTCATCCATTTCCTTACTGATGTTCTGATATAACTTAAAATCAGCCAGTGGTGTCAATTCACCTGACTTAATTGATGATGTATATGCCTTAAATGCTTTCCAATCATCTTCATTATATTGTATCTTTGCAAATTCTTCAATAGATGGTGAGTTGTCACCAAGAACTTGCTGATATTTCACATAGTTTTTCTTTGTATCGTCTGATATGGAATCTTTTACAAATTTTTGTTTCCAGTCCTTATATTTCATATCAGCCGGGATATAGTATGTCTTACCGTCTGCACCCCTTGCAGCACGTTCACCAACTGCATCAAATTCATCATCAAAATATGGTACTGTTGTACTTCTGCACCAAGGATGAAAAGGCGGTGCATTGACCCCAACTTCCCATTTTGATATTTCAAAGTGCTTGCCATCCATTTCCTGACAGATTTCAGAAGTGTGTGAATCAAGGGTTGCCACAATTTCAAACTGTTCAACATCCAGTTCAGCAAAGCAGTCCTTTTGTGCTGCGGAACTGAAAAAGGCTTTTTCTGTCATCACCAGTTTACCCGCATTTTTCTTTGAACTGTTCATCTTCTTGGCAATGGCATCAATGGCTTTCTGTGGGTCTTTCCCAAGCATAATGTTCTGTGTCAGGGTTTGGTTCAGTTCATTCACCAACTTCTGACGGTTTCCCCATATGCGTTCGCTAAAGTTCTTACCATCAACCGCCCAAGGTTTATTGATGACCTTTGCAATCTGCTTGTCATCCAGTGTGGAAAAGTCCCAACCAACACCAACACCCTTCTGAATCTCAAAGGCGGTGTGATAATACCCTGACTTGTAGATGTTCCGCATTGCCCCATCAATGGAATCAAGCTGATTCCCAAACATAACTTCAAGGCTCTGCTGCGTTTGCAACTTCAAGGCTTCCAGTCTGCTAATGTGGAATCTTGCAGATGCGTTTTCAAGTTCCTTGACCCAAGTACCTGAAAGTGCATTTTCCTGACCATACTGAATATACTGGTTGATGTCCCATTTCAGTTCAGCAAGTTCCTTTGATGTCAGCATCCTTTTTGCTTCCTGAATGGTCACACCGTTGTTTGATGCGAACCGTCCATACCATGCTTGAATCTGACCTTCAATCTGCCTTTGTGCCTGTCTGTACTGTTTTTCAAGTTCAGCATAGCACTGAACACCCTGTTGGTGCTGTGATTCTTCTAACAGTTCAAACCGCTTTTTCCAGTAATCACTATTCTTCATCTACACCACCGCCTTGATTGCCCTGATTAGGGTCTGCCGGGTTCTGCTTCTGCTGCATCTGACCAAATGGGTCATACTGTAAAGCAGCTTCTTCCTGTTCTTTCTTTTTCTGCTTTTCCAGTCTGTCAAGTTCTGCCTGAACATCATCAACCCAAGGGTGCATACTGATAACAGTTTCATCAGATAAAAGACCTTGTGACTTGGTGCAGTTATCAATGGCTTCTGATTCATTCATCAGCATATCACGGTTGAACTCAACAGTGACTTCTTCACCTTCAAAGTCACCCTGTCCGGTATTAGCAAAGTGACAGTTGATAAACCAAAAAATATCTTCAAAGGCTGCCTGTGCTTCTGCTTCTGTATCATTGGCATCTATATCAATGTCAGAATACATTGACTGAATGTTCATCTGATTAGGATTGCCTGAAAGTCTGTCATCCTTAGCATCATACCCCATTGCATTTTCAATCAAGGCTTTCTTGAAGATTTCCACAATAGCCTTGTAGTTATCAGCATTTACTGTGATTTCAAGGGTTTCAACACCGCCCTTGGTATCACCATCATATCTGACCTTGACCGCACCATAGGTTGCCAAGTTCTTCCTGAACTCACCAAGGTTCTGACCGTCATAGTTCTTCAATACCAAGATTGTGTTCCTTGCATCTTCTTGCATATTATTTTCAAAGTCTGAAAGCATCACATTGATACCATCCTGTAAGGACTTGACCCTTTTCAGAAGTGGTATTTCCTGTTCATTGGCTTTCAGTGGAATCAAAGGAACACGTGACCAGTTGAACCCCTGAACATTGCCCTGTGCATCTGTCACGGTAACGTGTGGAACATCAGCAGTTTCATTGTTCACAATATCCGGCACAAGTTTCCCACCGTCAAGAATGAAGCGGTGAACACCATCAAGGTCATACACTTCCACCTTTTCAATCAGCTTTGGTGTTGTTCCTTCATACCCTATCACCAAATACAACCTGATGAAGAAGTCCAACATGGTGTGTTCGTTGTCCTTCCAGTATGGCTTGATTTCATATGCCGGGAATAACCTGAAAGCAAATTTCCCTTCTTCCGTGTAATACGGATATAGCCAAGCAATGCCACCATTGTATGCAGCCTTGCCCGCATTCTTCAATGTTCGCATGAACTTCTTGCTGAATACCTTGTTCAAAAGTTCAATGTACTGTTCATTTTCCCCTGAAATGACAAAAGGCTGACCGAACAGATAATTGGCTTTCTGATTGACCATTTTTGCATACTGGTTGTCAATAATGCGGTTGTTTGGTAAGTTCTCAACAACTTCAAGCTGTCCGTTCTCACCAATCATTGTCCTTTTGCGTTTCAAAATATCGTGTTCACCGTCATAGTACAGTGAACCCTTTATCTGCATTATTCTTTGGGGTGAATTTTTCCATGCAGCAATTTCCTTTTCAAGAAATTCCCGGTCAGTCATCCTTGACTTTGCCCCTTCCAGTATGAAGTTTGAAACCCTAAGTGTCAGTGAATCAACAAAGTTACTGAACAATGTTTTCACCCCTTTCTGAATAATTGAATAATCTAAATGAATGGCAGTTATACAAGCATCATAGGCGGTCACCTGTTGCAACCGCCCCGGAGTAAGTATTTTACAACCTTTGACCCATACCAAAAATCAATGTTGCTGATGCTGTGCATTCTGCCCGGTAATTTCTTAATCAAAACTAAATGCATCACCCTTGATAAGACCTTCAACCGCATAACGCATTGCATCCATCAAGTGATTGAAGTCATCTATTGGCACATTTATCTTCTTTCCTGTTTTGGTGTCAACCGCCCAAGTGTAGTTGCTGATTTCAGTGATGAAGTTCACACACCTTGGATGAACAATAATATGATACCCTTGAAGGTAATCAATACCGTTCTTGATGCTGTCCTTACCCTTGCGGGCTTTCCTGATGTGCTGCAATCCCAACAGCCGCAAGCGGTCAATACTCTTTGGTTCTGCTGAATCAGCAGTGATTTTTTCCTTGGTGTAACCCAACTGCTGCACTTCTTCCGCAATGGCTTCATTACTCATGCCGGGTTTGTACATTTCATCAAACACCCAAATGGTCTTGCTTGATTCATCAATCAAACCACAAAACAGTGCAGAAGGGTCATTTGTATAACCAAAGTCAAGACCAAACACTGACTTGATGCCCTGAATCTTCTTGACTTCATCAATACTGAATGCCTTTTCTTCCCAGTTCTCATATACAAGACCGTCAACAATACCCCAGTCACCAAGTCCGGCAACCTTATAACGTCTTGGGTTCTGTTTTCGCATGGTTTCAAACACTTTCAAGTCAGCCTTATCCAACCATTCATTGCATTTATAGTTGGTGGTCATTGCAAGTGTTTCATCATCCGGGTTGTCAAAGAATCGTTTCTTTATCCAGTGGTGTTCATTCCAAGGGTTCAGTATCAGTGTAATTTGCTTGAACAGGTTTGAACCTTCTGGGATAGCACCACGGATTGATTCATCAAGCATGTTGAAATCATCTTCTGAACTAATTTCATATGCTTCTTCAATCCACATCCAACATAACACACCTTTGTCAGTGGTTATTGATGTGACTTTCAGCGGGTCATCAAGTCCCCTGAAATAAATCTTCTGACCTGTGGGCTTGTATGTCATTTCAAGCGGTGATTCCTTCACTTCCCAGTGAGCATCAACACCAAGGCGGTGAATAGCCCATTTCAGTTCAGTGAAACAGGAATCTTTCAATGTTCTGAATGTCTTTCTGACAACAAGCAAGTTTGCATCAGGGTACTTCATCATATTGGTGATATACCACAATGCGGTTGTCTTGGACTTCTTGGATGCACGTGAACCTTTGCACACCCTATATCTGCCCTTCCACCGCCAAAATGAACCGTACCCCTTACCAACTACATCAGGAAGTTTGACTTGCTTCTTTGTGGCAGCAGTCTTTGACTTGTAATCTTCCGGGTAAAGAATGAACTTCTGATACCCAAACACATATTGTGAAGATACGGTTTTTGTCATAAGCAATCACCGCCTAATCTTCCAGGTCATCTTCACCTGATATAACAACAGGGATTGCAACATTGACATCAATCTTGTCATTCCACATACCCAAATGTTTACCCAACAATTCCAGTGCTTTCAGCTTGGAAGAAATCTTGACTTCTCTTTCTACACTGTCACCGTTCATGGAACTTGATTCTTTATACTTCACCGATTCAATACAGGAAAGGTCATCATCCGTTGCATCAGGTCTGATTCTTCCTTCTTCATCAACAATATCAGTCATCTTCACAAATGCAATCTTGGCAAGTTCCAAAACAATCCTGTCCTGATTGATGCCTGTTCTTTTTGACCGTTCAGCCATCTTTTCAGCGATTGCCTGTTGAATACTAAGTTTCGCTAAGTTTTGACATCCCTGTTCGTTGGCTGTTTTTGCTGAATATCCCGCACGAATAGCAGCTTGTGTTGCGTTCAGGTCAATCAGGTATTCATCAACAAAACGCTGCTGCTTTTCAGTTAATTTTGCCATCCGGCAACACCTTCCTTTCATTTTTTCACTAAAAACCCCCTTGAAAACATACGAAAACCGCACATTCTTCAAGGGGTCTGAATTACAGAAAAAATGAGATTATAAAAATCATAAGATTTTTATAACCCCACTATATCAAGCATATTATAAAACAATGTATACAATAAACACAATAACAACTATTGTATGAAAGTGTATGTTTTATGTCAGATATTTCAAATCAGGGTACATTTTTTCAAAGGCTTTCAGTGCTTTTTTGTGTAAGTCCCGCACATACTGGTATGACATACCCATTTCATCAGCAGCAACCTTCACTGTTTTGAACTGCACATATACCTTGAATAACACCTTGATGTAATGATTCACATTCAGTGCCTGAATCTGTTTAGTGACCTGATGCTTGATGTCAACAAATTCATCTATTTCCCTGTTGATTTCATCATTCAGGTCAACATACTTGCAGATTTTATTTTCCTGTGCATTCTTTGGACTGGTCTGCACCCTGTCCTTGGAATAATCTATTGCCCCGGTACTGGTTGCCTGTATCATCAAATCATTCAGTTCTTCCATTTTCTGATTTATCTTGGTATCAATCACTTCTAACTGCTCTAAATACTGCTTTGCAGATAAACTTTTCATATCTTCACCTTTCCTTTCTGACATGGTAGCGGTTGAAGGTATCGGTTGGTATCGGTTAGGTAGCACTTGAAAATATCTAACCGCTACCTACTCAACCCCCGCACAAAATAAGGGTTTTCATCTTTCAAGGTAGCGGGTAGCGGTTGACCTCTATATATTTTATTTTTTTCAATTATGTATATAAGTCATAATATATTTTTTTAAAAGTAAATATATAAAGAATTGAATTTTAACCGCTACCAACCGCTACCGCCTTATTTTATCAGCATTTCAACCGCTACCTTTAACCGCTACCAACTGCTACCAACCGCTACAACTTAATATTATTCAAGCGTATTTCTACAAAATTACCACTTTCATTTGCAATAAAAACATCACCGTTACTTGTAACAGACAACAACTCTGCGTTTCCTATGTCTGTCAAACCAATTGCAATAATTGGTAATGTAAATTCAGAACCATCATCTTCTTCATATACTGCTGTAAAATTGCTTACAGGAATTAGTTGAACAATTTTTTTCATCTATACACTTCATATTATTTGTACTCCCTTCCTGTTTTGGTGTCCCTTATCTGCACACGCTCAACCAGTTCAAACCCCGCTGCCTGGATGATGTACTTCAATACCTTAATCAAATCATAGGCACGTTTGTCTGCATCCGTCTGTTCCCTGTTCACCTCACCAATAGCAACTGATGCTGTTGGGTCAGCATAACCTTCAATATTCTTTCCACCTTTCACTTTGTCACCTGTCCTTTCACAACTTCTAACCAATAACCATTTTGACCATCTTTTTCATACAGGAAATCAGTTTCAATTCCCTTCCTTGAAAGTTCAGTCATAAGTTCAATGACCATTGATTTTGCAACTTCTTCACAAGGGCAACCCTTACACATTGCCCGGTCACTGCACATCACATTGTCACTATATTTGCAACTCATACCATCACCATCCTTCAATAATGCCCTGTTCAAACATTGCCTTGAACATTGCTTCAAATATCACAACCGGGATGGAATTACCCGCCTGATGATATAGAGTTCTGTTCATCTTTCCATGCTCAACCTGACAGGTTGATTCTGCTGCATAGAAATCATCATCTGAATACCCCTGTAACCGCCAACACTCCAGTTCTGTCAGGTATCTGTATTTTCCACCGCCAAGGTCAATGACCTGTGCCGGGGTTCTGTCCTGTCTTGTGGTGATGGTGTTTGCATATTCATCAATGACGGTTGCCCGCCTGATTCCTTTTTTACCAATGGCATTGTATACACTTGGTTGTGTAACCATATAACAATCAGGAACATCACCACTTTCAAGGAATGTTTTGATGTTCACTATTGGTTTAGTCTGCATCAGGTCAAAATTGAATTGTTCATCACCAAGCACTGACACGGTAAAAACCCTTTCCCTTGCCTGTGGCAGTCCGTAATTCCTTGCATCCAGTATTTTGTGATTGTTGGTATATCCCAACTTTTCCATATAGGAAAGATAACGGTTGAAGTTATGAACCATGTGCTTTGACAGAACATTCTTCACATTCTCCCAAATCACAACCTTTGGTTTCCATTCACCCATCTGTTCAATAATATGAACTGTTTCCCACATCAGGCTTGACCTTGTTCCTGAACCTTCATTTGCACCTTTCCCTTTGTTGATTCTTCCACCTTCTGCGGTTGCCTTGCCCTGATGTCCGGCAATGGAAAAGTCCTGACAAGGTGAACCATGAACTAAAATGTCAGGCTTCAAATTCCATCCCACAACCGTCTGCGGTGAATATTCATGTTCAGCAGCAAACATTGCATTGTATGACCTGACTGCTTTTTCATCTATTTCCACATAATCAATGGACTTTACATGAACACCAATGTTCCGCAACCCGCACCTCGGTGAACCTATTCCACCAAACAATTCAAGAATTTGTATTTTTTCCATATCTATCACAACCTAACAACTGCCACCGTCAGCACCATGAAATGCACCAACAGGGTATTTCCAATCATTTGTATAAATATCATCAACTTCAAATTTGCCTGTCAGGATGCTTTTGATTGCAGCTTCATCATCCCAACTGACACATGATTCCGCATTCCCAACAAAGTCTTTCAGGCACTTCTTGTTGTCAAGGGTGAACCCAAGCACTTCTTCATCATGTTCCAGTTCTGCAAATTCATCAGGAAACAGTTCTTTGAACCCGGCAAACAGGCGGGGTGTTGAGAAGATGCACATTGCACAACTGCATCTGTTCCAACCTATCCTGTAACAAGGGTGTGGGGTTATATGATGCCTTTTCAAAAGTTCCCATACATCTTTTTCAGAATAGTCAATTACTGCCCGCCACTGATGAACAGTTCTGTGTGACCTTGCTTCTGCATTGGTGCGGTGAATCTCAATTTCATTGTATTTTGACCGTCCGGCTGATTCACCCCTTCTTTCCCCTGAAACAATCAGAATCTTCTTGTCAGCTTTGGTCTGTTCAAGATTACTGGTCACGCTGTCCTGAACTGCTGCCTTCAATGAACCTGAACACCACCGCCCCTGATGTGTTCCACCCTTGGCGGGGAACTTCTGCCTTTTACCACCCAAGGCTTCCAGTTCACCAAGTCTGTCAAGATTGCTGACAACCGTATCAGCAACACATATTTTCAGATATGCGGAACACCACCTTCTTGACAGGTCAGCGGTCTTTGCCGGAAATTTCCACCTGTAACCATATTGTTTCAACAGTTCTTCCATTTCTTCTGTTGCCTGTTCTTTCAGTTCCTTACATTTCAGGTAATTGGCTGATGGTTTGCACTGCATTACTTCCCCAGTGTCAGGGTCAATCCATTCAATAGGTTCTGATGCACCTATGCGGTACAATTCACCAAAGAAACCATTCACCCGGTATGAAACACGTAGCTTCACACCTTCTGCATCTGCCAGTGCTTTCACATAGTTTTGAGTACACTGCCAGTCCATTCTTCTTGACGGATGCCCGCCATCAATATCGTGATGCCAAAATTCAATTTTTTCCTTTGGTACACCAAGTTCAAGAAGTTTCAGATAACAGGCAACTGAATCTTTACCGCCTGAAATCAGCACCACAATCAAATCATAATCTTCCAGTGGCAGTAGTTCCGGCAGATAAATCTTCTTGAAATGCTCTGAATCTGTTCTTCCGTCAACCCTTGGTTTGATTCTGACACCCTGACCATATACAGGTGTATCAGGTACACCAAGTATAACCGGTGTGTTTGGTGTACAGTCTGCATCCCTTATAAATTCCACCTTTGTCACATCCTTTCTG